CGAAGTAGATAGGCTCTCGAGCTGCTCTTAACACAATTTTTGCACCAACAGGCGTGAAATTCGCACCTGACGGTCCATGAAAGAGTGTTTTAGCAAACTCAATAGTTTTTCCTGTGAACCCTTTAATTGGATTCACCTCGACACCTATACTTTCAAGTTTTTGGATGTAAGTTGTTGCAACATCAGCAATAGCGATAGCAACATCGTCTCCTAATACAGCATATTGTCCGGAACCTGGTTCATAAATGACACCATTTTCTGACAGTGAGGCATGTACAATAACGTGGTTAGTCAACGCTAGCATAGCGAAAGAACTATACGCTCCCATCGGTTGGCCCACGGCGTAAACATAATCCTCATCCATATAATTATACGGACGACGAAGGATATCCATCCATAGGTGACCCGGAACTCCCAACCGCGAAAGGATTCTTGCCTGTAATTCAACAGGTAGTCTATCCGTAGCGGCTGAGAGATCAACCGAGTTCACCCATGTAGGTTTATTCTTCAAGATTAGTTTTACCGGACCCAATTGATTTTTAGTACCATCCTCGGGAAAATTCTCGAGTTGGTCATAAATCGTATCGTGTAGAGGTTTGAAGAGCATCTGTGTCCACATATCGGTGATACCAACTACTCTTGCCTTACCTTTAAGCTCCTTAACAATACTTAACCTTCCTAATCGGAAAAAACCGACAAGGGGGGTAAATATTATAAAGAGTGGAAGGCACCAAATTGATGCCAACACAAAGATAATGCAGAACAGATAGTATCCCATATGGAACGCATATCTCAACATACTCCACCAGATACGAGGAACGGCTATAATTCCAAGCATATCTAGCCCTATTGAGAGAAAGGCAAATCGAGCATTAACTCCTGCCTTGTTACTCCAGATAAATCGGGGAGAAGACGTTTTTAGACGTCTCAACCCCAATGAAGATAAGCCGCGAACAATATCTTTATTTCTTAACGGAACAGAACCTTCTTTTAAAGGATCCGTAACCGTAGAGAAATT